GCCAATATCAATTTGACCATTAGCAGGTGTAGCACTTAAACCAGTACCGCCATTAGCGATTGGCAAGACTCCAGTTAATGCGCTGACAGGAATGGTTGTAGAAGCACTAATTCCACCAGAATTATTGGAATATACATAACCTGTATAGTTGCTTAGAGTAACTGTACTATTGGCTTTTAAAGTGGTAAAGGCAGCAGTAGAAGGTGTTGTAGAGCCAATTGGAGTATTGTCTAAGCTATCTAAGGTAAAGCTAACACCTGAAATAGAACCACCAGTAATGGAGACATTATTGGAGTTTTGTGTAGACATAGTGCCAAGACCAGAAACCTGGGTATTGGCAATTTCAATAGTGGTATTGGAAACTGCTGTAACTTGACCTTCTGCATTAGTTGTAAATACAGGGACAGTTGAAGCAGAACCATAAGTTCCAGCCGATCCTACTGGTGTAATCGAAATGGTTACAGGTGCAGAACCATTGTAAGAAGTTCCAGATAAACCAGTTCCAATAGTTAAAGAATAAGGACTAGCTGCGGTAATTGTTCCAGAGCCACCCAGGGCAACATTCACACCATTGTAGGTAACTGAATTATTGGTTAATGCGCTATTTGGAATATTGCTTAAGGTATTGGTAGAACCACTAATTGAAGTTCCAACCAAGGTTGTCAGGGTATTCCCTAATGGCACATTGGTAGAACCAATAGTGATCGAAGAATTAGCAAGCTGACTATTTAAAATAGGCGAATTAATCTGGTCAGCATTAATGCTGATTGGGCTATTAGATGCGCTAGTTATTTGTCCTTGGGCATTGATAGTGATTGAAGGGACAATTGCAGCAGTACCATAAGAGCCTGAACTTACTCCAGTATTGGTAATACTAAATTGAGTGCCAGTAAGGGTTAACCCTGTACCAGCAGTATAAGTGCCATAACCTGCAAATTGTGTCCAAACAATAGGAGTGACATTGATTGTGCCAATTTCAGGAGCAATAACTACCCAACCAGTATTGGCATATAAAGTGCCATTTTGTACAAAGGTTGCAGAGCCAGGTACTTGTACCCAGGCTTCCATATCAGGCGATCTTGCCCAAGTACCAGAAGAAGCAATATAAATACCATTGAGGGCATTATTTGATTCATTCTTGACGAGAACTCGATCACCAGCTAGGGTAGTGTACCCATCAATAGTTTGCAGCCCTGAGAGGGTTATAGGGGCTGTAGTAGCAACTTGACATTCGGCTTTATAGTTAGAAGTCGAAATAGAGTCAGCATAAGCCTTGTTTACCAGGTCAGTAGGGTTTACAGGTACATCAATAACTTGACCTGTAAGAGTCTGCATATTCTGGAATGATGGTGAATAAAGGGTATTATTCAAACCATAAATTTGAGCAAAAGCATTTGCAGTACCAGCAGTCATCAAGTTGGTAACAAAGTCACCACGATTCCATGCTCTAGGTGTAGTATTTTCTTGACCTCTAATTACAGTCAATACATCACCAGTAATATTGGTACATGAAACAATCTCAACAATGAGACTATTTGTAGAATTTACAAGGGTTAAAGTAACCGCCTGATTTGCTGAAGGCGCAGGGAAGTAAGCCCCTGTACCAGCAGCTACATAAATAGTTGTATCGGTACTGGCTACAGGTAGCGCAAGAGTGGTTTGCGCTTGGTTAGCAAATAATAGTGTTGGCATGGCAAACCCTTTTTAACACTATTAAAGAATACTATAAGTATCGGCTGCTGCACCAGTAAATTTAATGGTTGTTACAGGAAAATTTAAAACATAATAAATCTGACTTGTTTCAGTTCCAGTAGGAGTTACTGCGCTGTAAAAGGTTGCGCCATTATCTAAAGATAATTGAATGGCTCTACCACCAGCAGCAGAATTGAGAACAATAGTTGCTGGATAAACAACATTAGGAACTGCTACAGTAGCGGTTGTTCCAGTAAGAGTGCCAGTAATAGGGCTACCATAGTTATAAGTCATAATGTTTCCTTAATATTTAATGCAAGTAAGAATTGAAATATTGATAGGTCTTGATTCATTTCCACCTGCTGAACTTGTTGTGCCACCTAAAGAGAATCCATGATTGTGACCTGAGTCATAAACTCCAGTTGTTGCGGATTGTGTTCTGTAACTATTTGTAGTGTTATGTGCTGCATAAGCTGTACCAATAGCAGAACCAGGTTGATCTGCCCAAAGAGAACATTGATTACCATTCGCATCAATATAAGTATGATAGTGACTTGGGTCTTGAATATTTGCACTTGCTACACTTGTAGTACCGCTTCCACTCCAAGAATGAGTGTGAGATAAATTTTGATTGCTTTGTACAGTACCAATTGCTCTTGATGGATCAATACCATTTCCATTGTCTAATGATCTTAAGAAATATCCACCATATTGAGGAATTCGGAAATTGGTAGAACCATCACCTGTACTAAAGCTGCCATATTGACCAGCTTGCCAAGCAGAATCAGAAATAATATTTCCACTAGATTGTGCAAAAGTCCACAAAGCAGCATAGGTAGTTCTTGATACTAATTGACCTTCTGCAATCAAATATCCAGTAGGTGCTGTAGTTGCAGGGAACTGGACAATAGCACCAGTTGGAACTGCTGCCACAAAAATACCAGTTGCAGGGTTTTGCATTACAAAAGCACTATATTCTGGACTCCAGTTAATCTGGATTGGATAGCCACGAGCAGGAATATCACCAGCAACCAGGGCAGAATTATTGCCCTTGACAATAGGATAAGAACTTTGAATTGTTGAACCCAAAGTTAAAGTCAAAGTTGCAGCACCAGTATTTGCAGTCAAAGCACCCAATACCAAATTTAAGCCATCAGGAATGGTGGTTAGATTTGAGCCTACAGTTGCAGTCAAAGCATTTGCTGTACCGCCCACATCTGCATAAGAATAAGTACCTGCTTGTAATTGTTCGGTTTGCACCAAATCACTCATTACACCAGCAGTATCAAAATGTCCTACGACATCATTTAAAACAAAAGGNANNGCNGTAGTGCCTTCTTGACCCCTGATTACAGTTAAAGTATCGCCTGATCTAGAAGTGCAATTGCAAATTTCATAGACTGTAGGAGAAGAAACACTATTTAAAGTGACTTTAAATTGTTGACCAGTAGTAGGATTTGGGAATTCAGAACCAGTACCAGGAGCAACTGTAATAGTAGTTTGTGTACTGGTAATAGGGGCTGCCAAGGTAGTTTTAGCATTATTGGCGAATATCTGAATCGTCATAAAAAACCCTAGTAAGTAATTGTGTAATTGTACTGGAATGGTACATTTAAAACCCCTGCTTGTATAGCAGATTTGAAGATTGGCGATATTGCCAAATTCGGTATAGTGATAGCAATTGTATTAGGTGCGGTATAGACAACACTCACATTGTAAATATCAGCTATGTTAGGAATATCAGTTCCATCAACACCATAGATAAATCTAGCAATTCTTCTTTTTAGCCATTGGGTATTGTATTGAAACCCATCCCCTTTATAAAAGTTCCAAGTAATAATTCTTTTGAAATAATCATCAGTAACAACATAAAAGGAAGTTGGGCTAGAAGTGATGTTTTGTGTATAGGCAGTTGTATCATAGGGAACTGTATCGTATACACCCAATAGCGATGCGGTTGTAGGAGTTGGTAATGCAGGTCTTTGTAAACCATAAAGACCTTGTGCAACCCAATCCAAAGATGCGCCATTTTGCTTGGTATAAATAGGTAAATTTAAGTTATTAAACCAATCTAAATACTCTTGTGCCAATGTATTATAGGCATTGACAAAAGCCTGTAAATCCGAATCATCAGCATATTGCTGATACAGATAGCTAGGTATGATTTGGGTAATCATATTAGCCTTGAGTTACAGTAATTAAAGCATTGGTTGTTGAGAAATAGCTTTCTGGATCACCATAAATCAATCCTGTACCTGATTCTGGAGAGACATCAATACCATTGATAGCTACCACAAATACCATTCTGGAAAGTAAAGTAGCAGGAATAATGCTGGAAATTGCTATCTGGAATACATTTTGTAACTCAAATACATTAATTGGTTGCCCAACATAAATATTATTAATATAAGAAGCCAGGGCTGGTTGAGCCAAGGCAGCCACCGCAGAAGGAGATACCAGATTGGTTGAAATGGTATTCCATGTAACTGTCATGGAAACTGTCTGCACTGGGGGATTTACAAAAGTAATTGAATAAGTATCAGGATAATCATTAATGGAAACTGTCACATTCCTTAAATTAGGTGTAATTGTTCCACCGCTTGTCCAAGTTCCAAAACCAGTAGTATTGACATTGACTTGAAAAGTAGTTTCTGTCAAAACTGTAATAGTATAAGTACCATTAAATGTTGAAGGTGTCGCACCAGCAATTTGAATGACTTGACCTGTAGAGTAACCATGATTTAAGTTTGTAGTCACAACACCATTGGTAGCATTTGTAAAGCCTTCTACCAACAAGGTTGATCCTACGATAGTAGAAATATCTGGGATTCCATTAAAAATGGCATTTGCTACTTGGTAGGGATCACCACCACCGCAGATAATTTCCCATTGATTAGAGCCTACTAAGCGAATTGAAACCAGATTTTTTTGTACTCCAGTCACATTCTGAAGTTGAGTTTTTAAGAAAGTTGGAACACCTTGAGCAGTAGCTAATCCAGCTTGAATTACTTGAGCCTGATAGCTTTCTAAAGGTTGAGCAGCTTCACCAGGAAGTCCAGCAACTTGATTTGTACAGGTTAAAGTTACTCCAGAAGGCAAAGATGTCACAATCTGGGTTACTGTACCGATAGGGACAGCCCATGAGCCAGGATTATTGGCTAAACAATAAAGGGCTGCGCTTGCTCCAGAAGAAGCAATAATTCCACCATCTTGGACAGTATATTGATGTGAGCCATCTGATACTGTAAATCCGATGGGGATTACAAAGCCAGGCGAACCAGTAAAAGTAACATAGACAGATGTATTAGAAGCAACACCTTGCTGAACACCATATATTTGACCTAATTGATTCAATAAAAAAGAATTTGCTGTATAAGGTGTAATACTATTGTAAAGATCAACCCTGGCTAAATCTATAAGGGCTAGAGCACCCACATCAGTAGAACTAATATCTTCTATCAAACTACCTGGTAAATTGGCTGTGTAGCCTGGATTTGTAGAAGCCACCAAAGCAATTAACTCTGATTGCAGAGTTGTTGGTGGAGTAGGTTGTAATCCTGAAGAATTAATGTCTGTTGTAATTGTCATACTGCCACCTGTTGTTGGATTTTAGTACCTTGAGTTGTTACGATGTCCACATTATAAGTGGGGGTAGGTGATTGCGCCTTGGTAATAATTAGGCTGGCAAAAAATGGTGAAAACTGCTGCTGAGTTACAGTCACATAGTAATCTGGAAATACTTGCTGAATAACCGATCTTTGCGCTGGAATTCCATAGTTTGCATAAAAAGGGGATTCTCCCAGGCTTAATTTAAGTACCTGAATTAAGGTTGTCGCATAGCCATATTCAAAGTTCCCAGAGGGGTCTTGGTCTATCTCTACCCAGACTAAATTTCCAGCAGAATTTTTTACTCGCCCATAAGTTCTCATATTGGTGCTCCAGTATTTCCAGAACCAGGCTGAACTCCAGAGTGCTCATGAGTGCTGCCAATGTTTTTACCATTATTGGTAATAGTTCCAGTAGTAGCAATATTGCCATTTACACTCATAGTTCCACCAGTTCCACCGCTAATAGCAAAACCATTAGTGCCTGTAATAAGCCCATTGACAGTCAGATTGCCATTCATTGTAGTATTCCCATTATTGACAATCAGATTGCCACCATTGAGGTTTATTGTAATTCCTGAAGAAGTTAAAGTTAAGGTGCAATCTTGGTTTTTGGTGGTTATTTCTACCCCAGTTTCACCATACATAAATAGATATTGACCATTTACCGCAAAAAATGAAGTGTTTCCAAAAGGAAAAAACACCAAAGCAGTAAAGTTGCCAGGATCAGTAATGTCAGGAGTTCCAGTACCTAGTCCAGAAGCCTTCCTAAGACTGACATCCGCAGGTATGCAGTAACCCTTACAACCTGGCTGAATTGGGTATCTAATGTATTCTGAGCCAGCTACAGGGCAGGTTACTTCAGGAATGG